GCCAGCGGTGCGAGAAGGATTACACCGACCGCAACCGGCAGGGTCTGCAATGCAGCCACTTCATCGGGCGAGGCAACTGGGCTGTCCGGTACGACCCAAAGAACGCCCTCTCTTTATGCGCCAACTGTCACGGTTTTGTCGAGTCCCACCCAGTAGAACACATCAACCTGTGGAGGGAGATACACGGAGGTATTCATGGATCAGAAAAAAGGGATTCGGAGCTTAACGCGCTTCTGGAGAGATCGACCTGTAAAGGCCGAAGCCAGTGGGCCAGAGCCAACCACCAAAAAATCAGCAAGCACTACCTCGCCGAGTCCAGACGCATCGATGAGGAACTTGAAAAAGACGCCGAAGGCAAGGAGGCCGAGCTTGAACTCTTCCGCTACATCCAGGGGTAGAAGGCACGTTGTTATCCCCGACACCCAGGTTAAGCCGGGGGTCAACACGGATCACTTAGAGGCTGCGGGTAAGTACATCGCGAGTCTTACTCCAGATGTTTTAGTCCACATCGGTGATCACTACGACCTCCCCTCTCTGTCGTCATACGACAAGGGCAAGAAGAGCCACGAAGGTCGGCGCTACCTAGCCGACATCAAGGCTGGCAACGAGGCGATGGATCGGTTCATGGCCCCCATTCATAAGGAGATAGCGCGGCGCAAGAAAAATAAGAAGCGACAGTGGAATCCAGAGCTTCACTTCTGCCTGGGCAACCATGAGAACCGCATCACCAGAGCCTGCGAGGACAGCGCGGAGCTGGACGGGGTCATGTCGTTTGATGACTTCAACCTTGTCGAGCATGGCTTCACCGTTCACGACTTTCTCAAGCCGCTAGTCATCGATGGCATCTGCTACGCCCACTACCACACCAGCGGAATCATGGGGAGGCCGGTAAGCAGCGCGCAGACCATGCTGAATAAGAAGCACATGAGTACGGTCATGGGCCATGTGCAGGACAGGCAAATCGCCTACGCCAAGCGCGCAGACGGCACACGCATCACAGGGATCTTTGCGGGGATCTTCTACACCCATAGCGAGGGCGGCTACCTCACACCCCAGACCGACACTGCAACCACCTGGAGCGGGATATGGGTCTTCAATGAATGCAAGGACGGAGCCTTCGATGAGATGCCAGTTTCAACCGGCTTCATCATGGAGAAGTTTGGAGTTTCAAGGAGGAAGCGCAGATGAAAATCATTCTCGACATTGACCCAGACCAAATCGATTGGTCGGACAAGGCCTACGCAAAGCTGCACACGCAGATTGAGGAGGTGTGGGGCGCACCCGAAATGTGGGAGGACGTTGAGTTTCACCTGGAGGGAAAGTTCTACGGGGAACCCATAGAGGTCTATGACGACCCTGACGGTGCGAGCGAGTGGGAAGCCGTCCAGTACCTACTGGGGAAATGACATGGAGAGCATAAGCGTTCGCCTTTTGCTTTCAGAGCTTGCTGACGCAGAACAGTCAGCAGCTCTCCGGTATCAGTTAGCTAGGGCGGCAGGAATAGAGGACAAGCTTATCGACAAGAACCGTGGCGGCATCGACTCAGACGTTATCGGGCTGAAGGCAGAGATAGCGGTAGCCAACCTGTTAGGCAGCGACTTTGAGGCAAACAGGCTTGGGCTAGATAGCGGCGTTGACCTGTGGGTTCCGCTAGGCAAGCAAGAGCTAGCAATACAGGTGAAGTCGTCGCACAGCCCGAAGGCGCAGTGGCTGCTGGGTACGCCTCACGCGAAGCATGAGTGGGACATCACCGTGTTCGCCAAGGCCACCTCTGAGCCGGATGTCATGACGGTCGTCGGATGGATCTCTCTCGACAAATACAAGGAGAACCTGGAGCAAGTTGACCTCGGTCACGGCCTTGGGCCAGCGGTACACATCAAGCACCTGTCCAGCATGGCAACGCTGTGGCGGTTTATTCAGACAAGGAGGTACGAATGAGTATTGATTTGGCACTTGCCGACTTGGCGGTTGAGATAGAGCTGCACAGATCTCTGCTTGCAGATTTGCAGCAGGCAATCCTAGACCTAATTAAGGACGGGCATGAGAAGGAAGATGCGTGTACGAGAGTTTACTTAGCAGGAGAAGGCGAATGAGTACGGGGATCAATGCGATTACGCCGGAGGAGTGGGACACCCTGACGGGGCCAGACCCAGTTAACAGCCCTGACCACTACCGCACCGGAGACATTGAGTGCATCGACGCGATCAGGTCTGCGCTGGGTAGCGATGGGTTCGTCGCCTACTGCCACGGAAACGCGCTGAAGTACCTGTGGAGGTGGCAGCACAAGAACGGAATTGAGGATGTCGAGAAAGCTCTCGTCTATTTGGATTGGATGATCAAGGAGGGTCGTTAATGGTGAGTAAGGTCAGTAAGTGGAGCAAGTTGAGTGCGGTAGACGTTAGCTCCGGCGTCGAAATTAAGCACGGCGGTATCAAGTACCTCCAGTGGGCGCACTGTTGGTCAAAGATGTGCGAGCAGTATCCAGACGCAACCTACGAGCGACACGATGTCGAGTGGTATCCCGATGAGACCGCAATGGTCAGCGTGTCAGTGACAGCGGACGGACAGACGCATCGTATGTGGCTACCGGTGATGGACATGCGGATGAAGGCCATGAAGAACCCAGATGCCCGAGCGATCTCGGACAACGTCATGCGATGTCTCGTTAAAGCCTGCGGGATGCATGGATTAGGGCTGTCTCTCTGGAGATCAGAGGAAGCCAACAAGGACATCAGCAACCCGAACTTTACGAAGGCTGCGGAGCTGTTGAGGGAAGAGGAGTGGGTCGGGTTTCACGAATTCGTACACGGCCTTAGTGAGCATGACCAAAAGGAGACATTTAACGCGGGGCCGCCAGGGGCCAAGACTGCTTTCAAGACAGAGTGGCGTGAGGGCTTGAAGAAGGCAGAGGAAGAGTTAACCAAATACACAGATGCGGTTAAGGAGGCCATCGCAGATGACGATGCCGCCGCACTGGCAGAGATTCGTGCAGAGCTGACCCCCTACGAGGGAAAGATCGTAGCGGGAAGGTTAAGCGCGGAAGAGCAGCAACGATCCAGAGAGCTTAAGGAGTTGAGCGAATGAGTGATTATGACAACACCAATAACGGTGCAATGTTTAAGCGTGACAAGGAAGGGAACGAGAAGCGTCCCGACTATTCCGGCCCACTGAACGTCGATGGAACCGATTGGGAAGTCGCCGCATGGATCAGGGAGAGCAAGGCAGGCAATAAGTACCTGTCGCTGAAGGTCTCCCCGCCGTTCGATAAAGAGGGAAGTCAGAAGCCCTCCCAGGCAGGAGCCAACCTACCCGAACCAGAAGATATCCCCTTCTAACGGGTAAGCATGGATGCACGGGCATGGACGCCCACTATACAGCCCCTTCGGGGGCTGCTTTTTGCACTTAAAGGTACAGACATGGATAAGATACTGTTGAAACTAGACGAAGCCGCAGAGCTATTGAGCTGCTCAAGCCGCACAGTAAAGCGGATGGCAGAGGCCGGTAAGCTAGAGTATGTCCTTTTGACTGCCGATCCCCGTTCGTGTAGAATCCTACATTCTTCAGTTGTAGAGTTCGTTGAACAGGGAGTGAGGCGATGTCAATCTATCTCAGACCAGGAAGCAAAAACTACTGGTGTCAGTTCATGGTCGCGGGCAAGCGACACCAAATCTCAACCGGCGAGTCCACGAAAAAGGGGGCCAAGGCGTTTGAAAGAAAAGCCCGAATCGCCGCAGAGCAAGGCGAGAGCCTCAAGCCGCAGAACCGCACCTACGGTGACGCACTAGCGCGCTATGTCCCCCCTGCGAGCATGGAGTCTCATACTCGCAACACTGAACACCTCTCCCCCGTCCTCTTGACCGACATGGTCAAGGAGGCGCATCTGATGAAAGACAAGATGCTAAAAGAGGGCTACAGCCCCCTCACAGTGAATCGTCGTCTGTCTGTCATTAAGCGCGTACTGAACCTCGCCTACAAAGAGTGGGAATGGCTCGACACCCCGCTGGGTGACAAGATCAAGAAGTGTTCAGAGAAGGACACAGCCCGCGAGTACTATCTGACTGAGGACGAAGTCGCAGAGATCCTGTCGCACATGCGTTCACCCTGGAAGGAGATGGTGCAATTAGCTGCCTTCACCGGCCTGCGTCAGGGCAACATCTTGAACCTTCAGCCTGAGTGGTGGAGCAAGCCTCACTTGCATATACCCGGCATGTACAACGGCAAGCGCAATACTAAGAACGGAAAGCCGCTGACGGTCACTGTACCGGAGTTCCTGCATCCTTGGATGGAGATGCTCCCATGGGGTGTCTCACTGAACAGCTTGCGTGTGGAGTGGGAAGCGGCCCGTGAGAAGGCCGGTATGCCCCACA